CATGCGTCGTGCCGGCTTGCGTTCGCGGCGATAGGGCTTGGCGCAGGTTGGTGCCCTCATGGCTCGCTTACCCGCAACACAAGTCGAGACCGCGCCCGTTCGCGCTTGGCTTGAAGCTGCCGCCACCGATGACGCCGTCCGTGGTCGCCACCGGCAATCCGCGTCTTCGCGCCGTTCTCGATGACGTAGTAGGCGGAGCTCTTCGGCGCGCCCGTGAGTCCGTAGGGCTTCACGGCCCAACAACCTTCGACGCCGTCACGGTGACGACGGGCGCGGACCCATCGATGCACTTCACGGTCACCGACTTGTCGCGGAGCTCCACCTTGACGTCCGAGGCGCAGGTGAACGTGGCCGCGCACCCGACGATCAGCGAGAGGAGCGCCGCCGTCCCGAGAGCGGCGAGGGCGGCCTTGACGATGAGGGTTCGGTCACTCACGGCCCGTCCACCCGCGTCACTTCCACGTGTGGCTCCGCGGCGGGCTTGGCCGGCAAGGACGGTAGCACCGACGGCGTGAACCCAAGCCCGAGCATGAGCGCGGTCACGATGGCATCGGCTGTCGACGGGTCCATACCGAGGCGGCGGAGCCCCCAGAGGGCCGCGATGGACACGGCGAGGACGAGGTAAGCGGGGTTGATGGTCACGAGCTCAACTCCTGAAACGCTTCGAGCCGCGCAAGGCGCGAGTCGTGCGACGTGATGTGCTTTTCGGTCTCGTCCTGGCGACGGACCATGGACGCCATTGACTGCTCGATCCCTTCGAGCGCGCGGGCCAGACGCCCGCCCCAGTACGAGACGCCCACGAGGATGGACGCCGCCGTGAGGACCAGCCCGACCCAATCAGACGACATTGAGATCCTCCAAGAGCGCCCACGAGAGGTCACAGTTGCCGTCCACGCCGTCGATCTTGCCAGTGCCGGTGAACTGCCACGCAGCGCAGTCGCCCCACTCGGCCGGGAGCGGGCGCGCGGGGGACTGCCCGCCGTTGTAGCTGGCGAGCCAGTGGCGATAGGTGCGCAGCTCGGCGAGCAACTCGGCCGGGGCGCGCGAGAGGAATGAGTCGTAGGCCCAGCGAGGCAGGTAGAGCCACGGGCGGCGACCTGTCGACCGCTCGACGGCCTCTAGCCATCGGAGGCACCACCTCGCGGTGAACTCGGCGCGCTTCTTGCGCCGAGTCGCGAACATGGCGCCCACGCCGGCAGCGACCTTGCTCTCGAAACCCTTCTCCAGGTCGAGCACGTCGGCGAGCTCGGGCGGTGCGCCGGCAAACGTCTTGGCCCGGACGGCGAGGTAGTGGGCCGCCTCCCGCGATGCGTCGTCGAGTAGCGCGGTGATGTCCATGCCGGTGCGGTCGGCGGACGGGTCTCCAAAGTGATAGCCGCCTCGAAACAGCGTTCGTGCAGCGTAACGAGATTGTCTGACGGCCTCGCTGTTAGTGTACGCTGTGCCCTCCGACAGCTTAAACCAAACTCCGTGGCACCCGTCGGAGGCCATTCGCGCCAGGTCCACCGCGCGCTTATCTCCGCCTTCGTTGTGACCGGACAGGTCGGCGAGGAGCACGACGTTGACGCCGAGTTTTGCGAGGTCGACGCGGTCAAACGTCTTGGCGCCGGGGCGGCCCAGGGCGAGTGCGGCGGCTTTGATCGTCGCCGGACCCATTATCCCGTCAACGGCGATCGGGACAGTCGCGATGGGGCGACGGGCATTGAGCTGCGCCTGCAGCGCGCGGACGAACTTACCGCGACTGCCGAGCTCGAGGGCGAAGGCCGGTGCCATTACGGCGCCAACACCGCGAACGTGTCGCCGTCCTGCGGCGTGAACGAGTAGCCGGCCGTGACGGTCCACGAGCGCGGCGGGACGAACGATTGGCTGTCGATCGTCCGAATCTCCGCGTTGCTGTCGGCGGCCCGACGGACGAGGAGCCGCATCCCCGTGTAGTCGATCTCCGACGCCGGAACCTGCGGGGACTTGACGTTCGTCGTCGTGTGGCCCCCGTAGGCCAGCGTGCCCTGACAGAGCGAGACCGCGCCGCCGATGTTAGGCACGTAGTTGTTGGTGACCTGCGTCTGGTAGAGGACGGCGGCGATATCGCTCGAAACGTCGGCGGCCGGCGTCCCGATCGCGAAGGTGAGCGATCCTGCAGACAGAGCCAGCGATGCGATATCTCCCGCGATCGTGTCGCCGCCGGGAAGGCCAATGCGGGCGTACACCGCGGCGACATCAGCAGCCGGGCTCGCGCCGGCCGGCGTGCCGAGGATGTCGGTTACGGCCGTGAGCGACGCCGCCGCCGCGAAAGCCGTCTGCGCCCGGTCCTGACGAACGGCCCCGAACTGAATCCACCCGGCCTGCAACTCGTACGCGCCCGCGCTCGCCTCAGACGATACCGCGACGTTGCCCTCGAACAGGCCTGTGACCGCGCTCGTCAGGACGTACCAGCCATCAGCCGAGGGAAAGCTCTCACTGGCCGACGCGGTCAGGACGGAGCCGGACGTGTCGAAGAGCAGCCCGTCCACCTTGACCTCGTCCTCGTCCACGAGCCGCACGTAGCAGGCGCGGCCCGGGGTGAGCAGCGGCTCGTCACGGCGGTCGGTCAGGCGAAGGCTGAACGGATAGAGCGCCGACATGGTCGCCGGGATGTTGAGCGACGGAGAGAGCTTGAGCTGACTGGCCATGGTGCCGATCTCCTAGGATGGAGCACTGAACTGGCGTTCAGGTTACAGCGCGCGATGGTAACCTTCAAGGTGAACCGTTACGCTCACTTGCATGAGCGAGCCCGTCACCATCAAAGTCACGATCCCGGCCATGGTCGACCTGTCGGGGAAGGTGGCGAAACAGATCCCGTTCGCGGTGTCGCTGGCCTTGAACGCCGTCACCTACCAGTCCAGAGAAAAGGCGGTAGCGCAGCTGCCAAAGCTGTTCACGATCCGTAACAAGTTCGTCGCCCAGGGCGTGAACATGCTGAAGTCGACGAAGGTCGACCTATCGGCCGCGGTCGGAATCGAAGGCAAGCGGTTCTTCATGCAAGACCACATGGAAGGCGGCGAGCGTCACAAGGGATCCGACAAGCTCGGCTCTGCCATCCCGCTCCTTGCCCGGCGGTCAGAGACCGACCGGCTCACGCCGAGCAAGTTCCCGAGCGCACTCCTGGCGGCGGACGGCAAGAAGAAGTCACGACGGATGTTCTTCCTGAACCTCGCCGGTCACGGTCGACTCGGCCTGGTGAAGCGCCTAACGACGCGCCAGAAGAAGTCGCGCGGCGTGCTGAAACGGAACTTCAGGGGGCGCAAGAAGGGCGACGCCCTCAAGCCCCGCGAGGAGCTTGCGGCGCTCTACATCTTCGAGGATGACATCGACATCAAAGAGGTCTGGGACGTCTTCGGGATGGTGCAGATGGTGGTCAATGAGTCATGGGATCGGGAGTTCCATGCCGCGCTGGACAAGGCTCTCGGGCGCGTCAGAGAGCCAAAGTAGACGCCCTCGCCAGCGCGAAGTGACCTAGTCCTTGGGCACGATCACGAGTGCCGTCTCGGCCTCGCACGCACTGCGCAGACGCTCGAAATACGCTGCCACCTCGGGGATTTGCTCTGCAATAGGGCGACTTCCGACGCGCCGCATCGTCTCGTTAGGGCGGCCCAGCGCCACGGCGACGGCAAACGTAAGTGACTCGAACTCTTGGCCACTTGGCGTGATCCACGTCCCACCGCTCCGCGTCGTCGCGTCGGGGCGTCTGACCACGAGTGACAAGCGGCGCCCATCGAGCAGTGCATACGCGTTTGTGTGCGTGCTCCCCACGATGCTAGCCGACGGGAACTCGGAAGCGAGCGCGTCAAGCTCAGTACGGAACGCGAGGTCAATAGGTGGGATGGGCGCGGTGATAGCCATGCCGGAAGAATATCACCCCACCAGGCAGAGCGCGACGCCGTAGCCCTTGGCCGGGTCGTACTCCTGCACGATTTCCATGACCTCAACCGGGCGGCCTTTGGGGTCGGCGGTCGCCACCGCGCAGCCGTTGGGGCCGGGGGCTAGGAGGTCGTCCACATCCACGCCCGGACCGATTCGCACGCGCACCTGGCCCACGAGAGCGACCGGCGTCCACTCGGCGGGGCGGGAGGTGCGAGGCACATGCTCGAGCGTCGGGTCGTAGTCCGCGGAGACGCGCGGCACCGCGACGGTGCACTTGACGGCTCCGTCTGCGCCCTTGATTTCGACCTGGTCGAAGATGACGCGCCCCCATTCGTCGGTGGCGTGCATCTTGGCCCAGCCGAGTTCACCCGTGCCCCCTGCGAGCACGGCCGGCGCGGCAGACACCACGCCGCACACCCGGTCGCCGGGGAGCGCCACACGCACGGCCCGGCCCGAGCGAGCGAGCAACGTGCCGGAAGGGATGACCCCAGGCTCTGCGTTCGGGAACATCTCGGCGTAGTCCGCGTTCGCGTCGCCGCTCTGCGTGAGCGTGGAGTTGATGATCATTGACCCGTCAGAGCTCTTGATCTTCCACGTGAGGTGCTGATTGCTCGCGGTGCCGGTGATTGTCGACGCGCTGTAACCGCCCGCTACTGCGAGCGGGGTGACCAGCTTCACGTTTTCGGACGAGAGAATCACGGAACCATCTGCATCCGTGGTTAGCACCGCGCCCTTGCAGCCGATCGCGGCCGAATGATCTCCAGCGGACAGCACGTCGTCACACGCCAAAGCGCCAGCGTAAATGCCGCTTGCGGTGCTGGCATATGCGCCGACCGTGGCCGCGCCCTGACCGCTCGCTATGCTCGTGCCTCCGCCGACGCACGCCGAGCTACTTCCGCTCGCGGTGTTGGTCGCACCGCCGACGCACGCCGAGTATGCGCCGCTAGCGTTGTTGCCAGAGCCGCCCAGCGTAGCCGCATCGGCCGCGCTCGCGTTGTTGGCGTTTCCGCCGATGCACACTGCACGCACGGCCGACGCGTCGTGGTTATAGCCGCCGAAGACGCCGGAGTTAGCAGCCGATGCGACATGCGTCTCACCACCGATGACGGACGCACCGTCAGCCGTTGCCGTTGAATACGCAGAGCCAACCACGGCCGAGTGATCGCCAGACGCGAGAGCGCTTCCCTTCGTCGCGGCGACAAAGCTGTTAGCCCCGGTAGCCTCACAGATAGACCCGAACCCGTCACCCCCTGACGCGACCACAGCCGAACAAGACGCGGTCGCTTGCGCGATAGCCGACGCGACAACAGACGAATCGGAGCCGCTCGCAACTGCCGTGCTAGACGCCACCAATGCGCGCGTCATAGCGGTGACGCCGCTCGCGCTCGTCGGGTGCGCAATGACGGCGTGAACTCCGCCGACGGCTACGGAGAACTGATACGTGGTGTCATTCGGCGTCCGGCCGCTGTTCTCGATGGTCTGGACGATTGCCTCCTGAACGGCCTCGCACCACTTCGCCGTGAGGTGCGTCGGATCCGGGCTCTCAGCGAAATGCCCCGGCGTCCCCGCGTCGGCGGAGTAGGTCGGGGCGACGGCGACGGCGCTAGACGATGCGATGCGCTTCACGGGATGTACCTCACGATCAGGAGAGTGTTGGCGGGGCGCAGCTTCTGGCAGAGCGCTTCAAATGGGCTGTCGGGGCCGTCGCTTCCGGGGTCGGGCAGGTCGAGGTACCACGCAAACGCGGCCCAGCGGTCGCCGCCCACGAGCGCCTCGCAGCTGCCCTCGCACGTCGCGACCTCGTCGTAGCCGTGGGCGATGGTCGCCCCTGGCCATCCGGCGGCCTCGGCCAGCGCTACCCACTGACCCTCATTCACGACCGCACGGGCGGTGAACTTGGCGAGCGCGTCGAGGCGCCGATCAGCCGTCGTCGTGGCGAGGCTCTCGCCGGTCTCGGGCAGGCCGAGCGCGGACTCCCACGCGGCGAGCATGTCGGTCGACTCGCTCGGGAGCAGTTCGGCGGACAGGTTACGCACGAACTCGTGCGCCCGGACGAGCTCGCGGGAGAGCCCCATCAGAAAGAGCGCGGCGCGCGAGCTCGGCCCGAAGAAGCTCCACGCGACGCCGCGGGGGAGGAGCGCACGGAGGGCGCCCACGTAGTGATCGACCGTTGCCGACCATGGGCGGGAGGGCGCGCTCATCAGAACGGCCACGCGCTGTAGGTGATGGTACTGCGCACGGGCACAGTGCCTGCGGCCAGCGTGATGACCGGAGGCGGCGCATCGTTGTCGATGTCGATGAACGTGAACTGATACGTTGTGTCGACCGCCTCGAGCTCGGCGCGGATGTAGGCGCGGATGTCCTCGGGATCGATCTGCCCGCCGGGCTCGATGATGCCGCTCTGACAGTACGTGTCGAGCGCCAGGACCACCGCGGCGCGGGAGGCGGCGTTGTCGGGGTTCAGCGCGACGTTGACGATGAGGCTGTAGGCCGACGGCGCTGCCGCCGTCACGAGCCCCACCGCGTGCGCCGGGCATGCGGCATCGAGCGCGGCCTGCACCGTCGCGACGTTGCCGACGGTCGGCAGGTGACTGTCAGGGTCGCCGGCCGTGGGCGTCACGGTGAAATAGACCGTGACGTTGCCGAGCCACGGCGTGTTGCTGTTCACGTAGACCCGCACGACGCTCGACAGCGCCGCCAGTGTCCATGCTTCATAGTCAGCCGCGGACCCGCCCTGCGGTGGGCTCGCGAGGCGCTGCAGGATGCGCGACTTCCACGACGTCAGACTCTCCTCGTCCGCGCCGTCGGTGGTTGCCGCGCCGACCGTGGCCGTGTTGTTGACGTTCGCCACCGGCACCGACATCGAGACCGACGCGCCCGTGTCGAGTGTGCCGGCGGCGCCGGCGGTCGAAGCGGTGATGCTGCCCGTGGACGTGCCCGCCGAACCGCGCGAGACGAGCGCGTCAAGCGTGTACTCAGCCCCGTCGGGGCCGGTAAACACCGCACCTGCCGAGACCGTCGCCGCGCCGGTGAACGTGATCGTCACCGGATGCACCGCAGCGATGGCGGCCACGCGGGGGATCCCGAGCGCCGCGCCCCAGAGCGGAATGCCGTAGTCCACCATGGTCGCCGGGTGTAGCTCGTTCGCGGCGGCCGTGGCGAACCCGTACATGCCCTTGATGGCGCCGGCCAGCGCGAACGCCGCGCCGCGGGCGAACGTCCCCTTGATGCGGACGTCGTCCTCGCCGGTGTCGGTCGCGATGTCCTCGCGGACGCGCGAGAGGATGGCCCGAAGCGTCGGCGCCACCAGTGAGAGGCTAGCCGGCATAGTCACTCCAGAGCGCCGGGACCTTGACCACGATGGCCTGCCCTTGCGCGGTGATAGTCACGGTCGAGTCAGCCCGGCCGTTTTCGAGCGTCGTAGCCACGGCAACCGCGTCGGCGAGGCCTTCCTCGATGGTCCACCGGAGCGCAGCGGTGATCGCGTCTTCGATGGCCCGCGCCGTCGGCGCAGAGCCGGCGGAGATGGCCCAGAGAGTTGACGCGGCGGGATTGCCGTCGGTGTACGTGTCGCCCCACCACCCGCGCCGGTCGGTCGTGCCGTCGGGCGGGGGCTTCCCGGCGTCGATGCGCGCGTCGGTGAACAGGCTCGTGAACACGAGTCGCTCCCAGGACAGCTCAGAGCCCGCGCCGGACGGCATGATGTCCCACTCGCCGAGGTCCGCGATGCGTCCGCCCGTGCCGCTCAAGCCGAAGTTCGTCGCCATCAGTCCACCGCCTTGACCACGGACGAGCCCGGGCCGACCGTCCCTGTGATGGTCGCCGGCACAGGAAATGAGCCAGGGACGCCAGAGATGATCTCAGCGGCGGCCGATGCTGCAGCAAGGATCGCGTACAGCTGCGGATTGCTCGCCGGGCTCACGGCGACCATGATGGTGTCGCCCTGTCGCGTCACCGACTTGGTGGCGCCCACGCCGAGCTTGACCGTGGACGCGCTGAGGACGATGGCCTTGCCGCCGCTGGCGAGCGCATGCACCGCCGTTTCTCCTGCGGCGAGCGTCGGTCGATTGGTTGGGTCTTGCACCATGGCGACGGCATGATCGCCGTCTGACCCCACGTTCAGCGCGATGACGTTGCCGGTAATCGGTGCGGACGCCAGGCCGGCGGGCTCGAGGAGCTCAACGTCGGTGTCCGACTCGATGCCCGCGCTCTTGTACTGCACGCGCGGGAGCGTGCCAGTCGCGGCGCGGTAGGCGAGCAGCGCCCCGCGGTGAACCGTCTCGAGTAGTCGGCTGACCGTGCTCATCGGGTCGCCCTCGCCTTGTTCGCGGCGGCCTTGACCTGCGCGTCGGTGAGCAGCCACATGCCCGGCGCGGCCGGGTCGGACGCCCGCCAGTAGCCCGGCGTGGTCGGCTCGGCCTGCAGCCAGAGCGGCACGCCGGTGGGCTTCTTCTTACGGCCCGCCACCGGCGCCGGGTCGAACTGCGCGAACGCCTCCGCCGGCTGAAGCTCGAGCGTCGTCGTCGTGCCCTCCGTCGAGCGCGATAGCGTCACGGACACGATCAGGAGCGTGGCGTTGAGCAGCGCCCGGTCAATGCGGACGTGCTGCAGACGGTTGACCGTCCAGAGCTCGCCCGCCGCGTTGGTCCACCCGGGGACCGTGACGGTCACGCGGATAGAGCGCCCGTAGCGCGTGAGCATCTCCCACGCGGCGCGCTCGAGGCAGGCGGCGGGATCGGTGCGCCCCTCGGGTCGGATGACGAGCACGCGGCGGCGCTGCACAGACGCATCGGCGGCGCTGGCCTGGACGGTGGCCGCATCGCTGGCGGTCGTGTTGGCGTCGGTCGCCCGCTGCCCGCGACAGACCACGGCGCCGAAGCGCTCGGACCCCTTGTAGGCGCACGAGCTGTTCAGCATGTTGACGCCGTCACGGAGCCCGCCGCTCATCGTCTGCGTGCTCGCCCGCGTGAGCACGAGGCGGCCTTGCGCGTCGTCGGTCACAAGCAGGCTACGAAGACGCGCGGCCCGCTCGATGGCGGCGAACAGTGTCTCGCCCTGCTGCAGCGCGAAGCGCGGGAGCGGCCGGCCCGTGTCGACCTCGGCCACCACGTCGACGCCGTAGCTCGCGGCGAGTGACTGCGCGATCCCAAGCACGGTGGTATCCGTCCAGCGGTGCGGCCCGTCTGGGTCCATGCAGTCGATGAGATCGGCCGTCTTGCTCCGGCCCACGATGCTGACCGCGGTCGAGTCCTTGCCGGCGCTCACGGTCACGTCGTCAACGTACCCGTCGATGATCGTCACCGGGGCGCCGCCGTCGGTCGATAGCGTCAGCTTTGCCGGGGACTGCGGCCGAACGATGACCGGCGACTTCGCCGAGCTGCCCTCGAACGCCTCGAGCTGGAACGACGCGGACGCCTGCTCGATCGAGCGCGTGATGGTCACGGACGTCCACGAGGTGAACCGCTTTCCGCCCACTTCGAGGCTCACGACGTGCTTGGGGAGCGTGCTCATGCGGTGAGCACCTGCAGCGCCTCGGCCGGGACGAACAGCGGATGGATGATGCCGTTGCGCGTCAGGATCTCGTCGGTGCGCTCGGTGTCGCCGTAGAGGCGCGCGGCGATGGTCACGGCCGGGACGACTGCCGGCGGCGTGAACGTCGTCACGCGGGCGAGGCGCGCGGCCCGTGCGGTCACGTCCGAGACCACCGCCATGCGGAGCCCAGCACATGCGACGGCGCCGTCATCGCTCGCGGAGAGCTGCTCGTCGGTGAGCAGCTGCGAGAGCGCGTCACGCTCGGCGATGGCGTCGTCGTAGACCGTCAGATCCGTGTCGCGCAGCACGCGAGCGGCGGCGGCCAGGGACGCCTGCGTGAGCAGCCGGCGCACGGCGTAGGCGTTGGCGATGCGCTGCCGAGCGTCGTCGGTGTCGGGGACTGCCGTGGCCATCTCCTCGCCGGCCGCGGTCGCCAGCGAGCGCAGTCCCACGAGGTCGCCGATGCGCGCGAGCAGTCCGGTGATGGCGTCGGCGAGGTCGGCGGGCGCTTGCGCCAGCGCGGAGACGCGCGCCTTGAGCGCGGCGATGTCGGCGATGATGTCGGCCGCGTCGGCGATGATGGCGAACGGGGTTGCAACGACGGCCTCGACCGCGTCGAGCACGCTGCTCACGGCGGCCATGGCATCGGTGAGCACGCCCGGCATTCCGCCCGTGTCGAGGGTGCCGGCGAGGTACTCGGCCACGGACACGTCGAGCGCGTCGGCCGCGATGTCGAGATCCTCGCCGGTGTCGACAGTGATGAACTCGAGCTCGCCCGCTTCGACGAATGAGAGTGTGAACTGCAGGGCGCGGCCCTGGTCCCACGAGAGCGTCATGGCGTAGTCGGTGGCGTTCACCCTCAACTCGCCGAATACCGGGTGAACGAGGAGCCCGGGTCCTTCGGTTTCGAGCGCCTGTAGAAGCTCGAACGCCTGCGCCTGTGCATCGTCCCCGATGACGTAGGCGGCGAACGGAGCAAGACGCGGCTTGCGCCCGAGATCCTCGGTTACCGCCTGATCGGAGCCCGGCATCTCGTACACGGCGACGCGCCGGCCACCGCTGAACGAGACGGACTCCACCTCGAACGGGACGCCACGGAACGCGGCGAAGCGGAGACTATCGGTCCACTCGGCCATTAGGGCGCCCCCGTTCCGACTTGGCGGGCGCCGGTGTTCACGGTCGCCTTACCGGGGCCGCTCACGGTCGTTGTGGCTTCGACGCCGGGGGCGGTCTTGATTTCGACGGTGATCTTGTTCTCCTGCATCGCGGAGCGTGCCGAGTCCATGAACGCGAAGCTGTCCGGGTAGCTGCTGATGGCTCCGTCGCTGCCGAACCCGTAGCCGCGCCTTCCAAGCTCGCTCTGGACTTGCGCCGCACCCGATCTCCGGTAGCTCTTGACGAGGTCGTTAGCGCTGAGCTGGTTCGGCTCGACGATGCCGCTGTCGACTGCGTCCTCGAACTGCTTCTGTGCGTAGTCCATTTGCTCCGGGGACACTTCAGCGGAGCTGTCGCCCGAAGAGAACAGAAACGGCAACGGTGCAGCTAGAGCCGAAACAAAGCCGGCGGCGGCGCCGCCAGCGCGAGCGGCGATGACAGCTTGCACTGCCGGGCCTGCGCCACCCGCGGCTGCGGCCCCTGCGGCAGCTGTTGCGGTTGCGGCCCCAGTAGCGGCGGCGGCGGCTGCTGCAGCGGCGGCAGCTGACTTGCCGAGCGCGTAGACGAGCCGGACCTCAAACAGGTTGACGAGCATGTCGCCCCACCCGCCGAACGCGGCGATGATAGGCGCGATGTTGTCGTCATAGAAGCTCTTGACCTTGCCGAGCCACTCCCAGACGGCCTTGATGCCACCCCAGACTGACTCCCAATCGACCGACACGATAGCGTCGCCCATGGCCTTGATCGCGCCTTCGATCTTTTGCCCGATCAGCTCCTTGTTCCTCTCAATCCACCCAGATAGCTTCTCCAGAAGTGGCGCCATCACGGGCAGAAGCGACCCGCCGATGGTCGCCTTGATGCCGTCGTACTGCGACTTGAGCCGCTTCAGCTGCCCGTCGACCTCGCCCGCCTTCTTGGCCTGCTCGGTGCTCACGACGCCGTCCTTGAGCTTCTGCTCGCGGAGCTTCTTGAGCGCCTCGGTGCCCTGGACGGCGAGCAGGGCCATGTCCTTGTTGCCCTTGCCGAACGCGATCCCGGCGACCATGGCGCGGTTGCTCGCGTCAGGTAGCTGCTCCATCGCGGCGACGTAGAGCCCGAGCGCCTCCTCCGTGTCGCTCGTCTTCTTCAGCTGCTCGAGCAGCGCGGGGGAGAGCTTCTTGAGACCGGCGGCGAGAGGGCCCGTGCCGGCCTTAGCCGCGGCGAGCCCGACCGCGAACCGCTCGATCGACGCGTTGAACATCTCCGTCTCAACGTCGGACTGTTCGGCCGCGTAGCGCCACGCCTGGATGGCCTCGACGGACAGGCCGGTCTTGTCGGCGAAGGCGCCGAGCTCGTCTCCCGTGTCGGCGAGCCCTTGGATGAAGTCTCCGGCCGAACTGACCGCGCCCGCGATGAGCATGCGAGCTTGGTTCAGGTTGCCGAGGAACTCGGTGGTCTTGGCGACGCCGGATGCCAGTGAGCGGACGCCACCGGCTAGCTTGTTGATGTGGCCGGTGACGGCCTTGCCGATCTTGGCGATGGCGCCCGATGCGTTGTCGGTGGCCGAGACGACGATCTTGGTTGCGTAGGTCGTCGCCACTACTGAGCCCCCTTTCTCGCCTCGTTTACCGCGACCGTCGTTTCAATCCACCAGAGCAGCTCATCAACTTCGAGCCCGAGCGCGTCGCGTGGACCCCACCCGTACCGCTCGGTCAGTGCGCCGACGTAGACCCGCCAGTCGGCGGGGAGTCGGCCAAAAAACCGAGGACAACCCCCACGAGTTGCGTCGCGTCCACCAGATCGAGCTTGCCGACCGTGGCCGGCAAAATTCCGTCACAGATACGCGGCACGACGTGGCGCGTCAGCTCCACGCAGTGCGTGGACAGGCCCGCGCCGATTCCCGGCCCGAACCCGGTTAGGTCTTCGAGTCGAGGGCGCCGAAGGAACCGGATCTCGTCGATGACGCGGCCGATCTGCTTCACCGGGTACCGGAGCTTGACCACGGCGATCGGATCGTCCGGCACCTCGAAATCATCCTCGAGCTGCGGCGGAGTTGGCGCCCGACGGCGAGGCTCATTCGCTGGCGGCGGAGGCGGGACGGCGCGACGCATCGCCGGAATGGTCGGGCGCGCGGCCATTACGGATCCTCGCTCTCGCAGGACTGCGCGAAGCACTCGAGGTCCACGGTCCCGTCCACCACGTTGTGCTCGAAATTGCCGGTCGACGTCAGCCCGGTGAACGAGTAGACGCGCCCGCCGTCGAGCCGAACCTCTGCCTCGGTATTGACCATGCTCGCGAAGAGCGCCGCATCGATGCCGGGGAACACCTGAACGGTGGCCTTGAGCGATGCCGGCTGGGGCTTGCGCGTGTGGCTCACGTTGCCCTGCAGGCTAACCTTCGCCTCACGGATGACCGTTGCCGGGTTGACGGTGAAAGAGCCTTCGACCTGGATGTCCTGCCCGCCGATGCGGACGAGCATTACGCCTGCCTGTAGTGCTGCCATGGCGACGACTCCTTACGCGGACGGGAGAGTGAGATAGGGGCGGACCGTGACGGCCTGCACGTTGAGCTGGCCCGCGAGGTAGAGCGGCACCGCCGCATCCACCCGGTTCGGGTTGGTCCCGTTGATCTCGACGATCAGGCCCGACTTGAACGCGTCGATACCCTGAACGTGCGCGGACCGGATGCGACTCCGGTACCACCCGACGTAGAGCGCGCGGATGTTCGCGGGGTCAATCGCGGGCGTGCCCGGGGCGACGTCGGACGCGTCGGCGACAAGGATCTTGTTCTGCGTCGAGCTTCGGATGACGCCGCTCATGTCGTCGATGAGGTACGCCAAGTTGAAGCTCGCGTTGATGCTCTGCAGCGTCTTGTCCGCCGCGCCGTTGCCGTCGGTGCGGTAGGTCGACACCGCCGCGCCAATGCGGACCGCGCCGAACGCGTCGCAGTAGAGCGTGGCGATGCCTGCGTTGTTGAGCGTCGTCCGCTCAGTCGGCGTGAACTGCACCGACGGCGCCGGGGCCTTGACGCCCACGAGGGCGATATCACCGAGCGGGCGCGCGGCGTGGTCACGGATGGAGACCGCGACCTTGCCCGCGAATGCCGCCACGGTCATCCAGATCGGAGTGGGCGACTGGTAGAAACCGAGGTGGCAGAGGTGGCCGGAGTTGCGCGAGGCGCCCGCCGTCGTGAGGTTGCCGACGGTGTCGTCCATGCCCGTGAACGCGACGGACTTGAGACCGCGCGCCGCGCCCCACCGAGACAGGAGTTCGGCCTCGACAAGGTCTAGGTTCGTGTCGTCCGAGTACGGAACGACGATGAACCGGAACTCGAGCCCGCCGATCGCCGTGAGTGCGGCGGTGATGGCCGTATCGGTGGCGCCGCTCGCGAGCTGCGTCACGGTGCATGCCAGGCCGGCCGGGAGCGCTTGGCCCGGGGCGTAGCCGATCCGCATGTCGATGTCGTTGCCGAGCGTGCCCTTGTGGCGACACGTAACGGTGACGGTGCCAGTGGACGCGGTCGCCGTCACGGGGAGGTACGTGGCCGCGGTGATGGCCGCAGCGACGGCGGCGCCTGCGACGGTCGCCGAGTCACCGTTGCTCACACCGACGGGCAGGTAGTAGCCCGCGACGTAGAGCGGGATCGTTCCGCTCGCCGTGGCCGGCCCGGTGAACGCGAGCGAGCCCGATGCCGCCGTGCCGCCCGCGTCGTCGGCGATGGCGCAGCACCATGCCTCGCCGTTCGGATCGTTGGCCACATAGCTCTCGTACTGAAGCGCCAACTGTGAGCCGACGCCGTAGAGCGTGCGCGCCTGGTTGATGCTCGTCACAAGCTGCGGCACCGATGCGCTCGCCGTGCCCGCGGCGAGCTTCTGCCCGATGATGCATGTCCTGTAGGACGTGCCCGCCGGGGCTGTCCCCGTGCGGTCGAGCTGCACCGCATAGCGGCTCTCGAGGGTGTTCGCCGGGACTTCGGGGATCGAGATGCTCATGGCGTTACGCCTCCTCGGGCGGTGCGGTGCTGGTTTGGTCGGTCACGTCGCCGTCACGGAGCCGAGCGCGCCAATAGTGGTCGACCGTGACCCACTGGCCGGACTCGGCCAGGACGAGCCCGCCGTGCGGACCGCCCGACGGCTGCGGTACGATGAGCACGCGGCCCGTGCGGCGCTTGTCCTGCGCCGGGACGAGGAACGCTCGGGCGGGGCCGCGCTTCGCCTGCGGTGCTGGCGGCGCCAATGGCGCGATGGTCTTCGTCGGTTTCACGGGGTCGGCTCTCCGTCGAGCTCGTCGAGGGCGGCGTTCGCCTTCACCTCGTCGCTCGGCTGCAGGCTCACGGCCTGCTTGATGGTGTTGAGCGGCTCGCCGCCGGTGCCGACCGTGCGGGAGCGGCGGTGCGTCAGGTCGAAGCCGAACACGGCATAGCCGACGCGGCTCGACTCGGTCTCGCGCGTGATGGTCGACGGGTTGATGGTGAGGCCCGCGCCCACGTACTGGCTCGCCCACGCCTGATCATCCCAGAGCGCCGAGAACGCCTCGTCCTCGAGCGTATCGATGGCCTCCGCGATGTCGGCCTCGGTCCCGCTGTCGCGGGCGAAACATTCGACGACGAGCGTAACGGTCTCTTCGACCACGCCGGCCCGGTTGCCCCGCGCCTGTCGCTTGACCTGCGTCGTGTGGACGATGACGGCTGGCAGCTGCGTGCTCGGGCGCGTCGGCTCGGATGCCTGGATGGGCTGCCGGCGTGAGTCGTAGACGCGCGCACTTGCCGAAGTCGAAGCAGCGACAAGCCGTGTCACGGCGTCGGTCCTGACGTCGGTGACCCAGCTCACGACGCCACCAACAGAGCCATGGACTGGCCCTCGCCGTCGGGTTGCATCGACTCGATGATGTAGGTCGACCCGTCCCGAACGAGCGTGATCGTGTCTCCCGGGATCGGGACGGTCGCGTAGTCTGCGAGCCAGAGCCACACCGCGGGGCGCGACTCCTGGATGGGCGCGTCAGCGCTCGGGAGCGCCGCGACGTACTCGCGATCGAACCTGGCCCGCGCCTGTGTCGATGCCCCCGACGTTGGCGTGTGCGTGATCAGCGTGCCCGCAAGGGTCCGCGTGATCCGTCCGGCCGCTGTCGAGAGAGCATCGAACACGAGCGCGCACCTCAGCCCTTACGCGGCGATGGCCGGGACGTGGTAGAGGACGTTGCACACGAGTTTTCCGGCCGTGAGCGCCTCGACCGCGACGACCGCGCAGAGCGTGCGCGCCGCCGTGGTCATGATGGCCGCGGCCGGAACCGCCGGGATGAAGACGCCCGCGTCGTACGGGTTCGCGCCGTCGCTGATGGCGACCGCCGTCTTGAGACAGTTGTCGTCTTGCGTGGTCACGCCGAGTGCGATGGTTCCAGCGTCGGTCGCGGACGTGAACGTCGTGATGACGTAGTAGTCGCGCTGAACGATGACCGCGCCGCTCGGGAGGCTGCCGCCCACGAGCTCGTGCGTGCCGATGGCCTTGCCGCCGGTGGCGTTGAACACCGCGGTGCAAACCTGCAGACCCGATCGCTCAGGCGTGAGCATGCACTCGCCGACCGTGTCGGTGGACCCAGCGGCGACGGTGCAGACCGCGACGCGGGGGCCGACGGCCTTTGGGGTCAGGACCGAGTTGGTCACGTCCCAGTGGAGGTCCTGCCCGACCGTCCACGCTTCGGCGGCAATGTGCGGCGTGCTGGCGATCGCGCCCGACACCTTGGGGAGATTGAAGATCCCATCGGTCACGACGGCGACTTTTTCCCCGCTGGACTGCGTGGTCTGAGGCACCACCAAGTTGCGGCCGATGAGGTACGGCGTACCGGAGACCGTGCCAGCGGCCGGGGCCACGAGCGCGACGGTGTCCGAGTCTCCCAGATAGTTGTTCATGTCCTGCGTCTCCTGTTACTCGGTGTCGTGTTCGTAGCCTGCCGGCCAGTGGCCGGCGGACCGTGCGGCGATTACACGCCGGGGTTGTATGCGAGGCCGCGCGAGTCGATGACCTTCACCGCGAACGCCAGGCGGGCCTGAATCACCAGGTTGCCGGACTGCCACTCGGGGTTGCTGTCGATGACCACGCCGTTCTCACCTGCGAGGTAGGCGTATTGGATGGTCTCGAACATCGACGGGTCGGCACTGACGTACCACTTGCTGGCGTTGGTGAGCTCGCCGTCAACGATGACCTCGAGGGCGCGGAACTCCTCGTCGATGACGTCGCTCGAACCCTGCGGGTAGTACTGCGCGACCGTGAGTGAGCGCGCCGCGGTCTCGTGCTCGGGCGGCACGATGATCTTGCGCATGATGATGTTGAGCGGACGGCCAGTGCCGCCGGAAGCGGCGAGGCTCGTCTGACGGCGCATGAGCGTGCGAAGCTCCGAGAGCGTGGTCGCGCTCGGGGCCGCGTGCGTGCCGCCGGTGTTGCTCGCATCCCACGAGATGCCCGTGAGGGCGGCGTAGGCCAGCGCGTTTTCCTTCTGCGCCGCCATGACGCCGAACTTGCGGGGGACGGTCGTCAGCCCGCGGAGGTCGTCGTTGACGATGGCTTTGCGCGTGATGGCGAACCCACCCGCGTAGTCGGTGAGGTTCATCGACACGTTCGACTCGGCCATGTTGCCGAGCTTCGGGGTCGCGCCCTCGGGTAGCTCCGCCAGCGCGGACACGTCACCAAGGAGGATCTCCGACCGGCTCTTGTAGTCGGTGAGGGGCTCGCCCTGGTAGCAGAACTTCTGATAGGTCTTGAAGACCTGATCGTAGCCCTTTCGGAGCGACTTGCGCGCGGTGTTCGCGAGCAGGTACGGGAAGTCGCTCGTGCTCATCGCGCCGCCGCCAGAGAGGCGGACGAAGTCGAGCGCACCGCGCTCGCTGCGCAGTTGCGTCATGGCGATGTTTGCAACTTGGTCGTTGCTCAGACCGACCACGTCGATCCCTGCGTCACGGCACGCAAGCGCCGCCATCTGCGAGAGCGACGCGTGGCGGTACTCGCGTGCGTACGGGTTGTCCGAGTCGCTCGGCATCGCGCCGAGGTTGGAGCGCGCCAGAATGACGGCCTCCATCGCGGCTCCGCGCTTCTGGCACTCCTCGGTGCCGAGTTCGATGCGACCCGCCCTGATGGCCGTCTTCTGCACCGGGGAGATCGAGAGCTTGGCGTCGAGCTCGACGCGGCGATCGAACAGGCGGGCGCGGGCGTCGGCGAGGCTCACGTCCGAGTCGAGAAGCGACGCGAGGAGCTTCTCGTTGTCGGCCTTGTCTCCGGCGTCGTCGCACTTGGCGAGGATCGAGAACGCGGTACGGATACCGCCGAGCCGCTCACGCTCAGCGCGGCGCTCGGCGGCCTTGAGGTCGGGCGTCAGCTCGGCCGGGGCGTGTGCAGTGCTCATGATGTCGGGCTCCTGTGCCTGATGGGATAGCGTGTGCGAGCCGGGGTCGGCTCCGATGGGGACGGCCGATATTTCGACTGGTTCCCAGTCGTCGGCGCGGAACAGCGGGCGAGCCCGCTTCTCGTCTGGGGCGTCGATGCGCGTCAGTGTATGGATGTTGGCGCCCACGGACACGTTCGCGATGATGCCGGTGCGGAGCTTCTCGATGGTGTCCGCGTCACATGGCGCACTCGACAGCGCGACCGTAGCGAAGCCCTTGCCGTCCACGATGCGCGCGGAGCCCGGAACTACCTTGCCGATGACAGCCGAGAGGCTGTAGTCGGCGTGGTTGTCGAGAAACGGGGCGTGGTCGTTGAGCCGCTCAAGGCGGACCGACTTGGGCTCCATCGATAGCGTCAGGTCGTACGGCCCGGACGTCTCGTATCCGTCGAAGCCTCGGTACCGGCCAAAGCGTCGGATCTCTGCGCCGGTGTGCCAGACGCACTCGATCGTGTTGGCCTCAGGGTCGAAGCTCGACGGCGCCATGGCCGCGCGAAGCCGTGCGGTATCGCTCGGTTGCGACTCGGACACCTGAACGCTTGTGCAGTTATCGGCCACGCACGCACGATGCCGATCGGGCGTTGGCCTGTCAATCGTCTTATCTGAAATTCAGATTGGAGGATTACGTTGGAGGGGCGATAGGAGATGCTTGCAGCGTGCCGCCGGCGGCCACCTGCCAGGGGTTGCCGTCGAAGACGATCCCCGCGGCGGCGAGCGCGTCGGCTCCGCGCTTATGGCTCTCGATGAGCTCGTTCAGGTCGAGCCCCTTGCGTTCGGCCTGTGCCTCGAACGAGACCATGCCGGACCGCATCTCCGCGATATCGGCGCTGGCACCGCCCTGGCGATCCATCTCCTGATGCACCGGCCAGTGGTGCCGCACGGGGTAGCCGTCGGCGCGGGGAATAAGGAGCCCAGCCGCTAGGCACGTCTCGATGAACGCGGCCCAGACACGGTTCAGGAACATGGGCTCTAATATGGTCTCGCGCCATGAGTCGACGATCTGGCGCGTGACCACGTCGCCCACGCGATAGCTCGCCCAAGTGACCTGACTCAGGTCGCCGAAGTGCTCGTACATCAGCCCGATTCCGGCGGCGATCGTGCGCTCTTCAACGCGGATCGCGGTGTCGTATCCGGCGCTCGCCTGTGGTGCGTGCAACTTCAGTTCATGCCCGGTCGGCACGTTGTAGATCCCGCCCGGGGCGAAGCGGTCGACCGGGTTTCCGTTCTGGTCTTCGAGGTAGCCGCTTGGTCCGACTTCCTCGCCGTCTTCGCCCTCGTCCGGCGCCATCCCGTCAGCGTTGTCGCCTTGGACCGTGGCGAAGACGCACGCCTCCGCGCGAGCTCGCACGCGCTCTGCGTCGCGGCGCTTCTCGTGCTGCCTCATCGCGTTGAGCACGGGAGCCAAAAGCGAAACGCCCCGGCTCTGCCCAATCCGCTGAGGATCGAACGTGTGAGCGATGACGGCCTCGGGCACGCGCACCGATTGGCCGGTGAAATACGCGACTGACCGATCGCCTGGGTGACGCGGCCAGAGCCAATAGGCGGAGATCCGCCCAATCGGGTCGTACTCTACGCCCTGAACGATGCGGGCGCCGCTCTCGAACTCCTCGTTCTTGAGATGGTCAAGGTGGTCGGCTTCGAGCAGCTCGAGCTGCATCGGGACCGTGAGCCCGTCGGACAGGCGGCGCGGGCGGAAGCGGCAGAGCGCCTCGCCGTCTCGGACCGTCGAGCGCCACATCAGCCGTTGCAGGCCGTAGAAGTCGAGATAGCTAGACGTGCTCGCCTGCTTCGCCCACGCGTCGAAGAGCGCGTTGACGCGCTTGTCTATGGCAGGGTCACCCGTGGCGGACCGACACGAGCACCCCTTGCCGACCACCTTGGTTTCGAGGATACGCAGCGCCCGCGCCGCGATCGGGATGTTTCGCTCTGCGTCCCGAGCTCGGTCGCGGATGAGCTCGCGCTGTCCGAACTCTTCGGCATCAGCCGAGGTCGGCGACGTCTGCCAGTCACGTACGGTTGGTCCGCGGGCGGCGGCGTCGTAGGCGAGACGGGTGGTCTTCATCGCGGGGAGTGCCGGCCGCTCGGGCGTCAGTGCCGAGAGCCATCGCTTCGGCGAGTACCATGGGAGCGTGCTCATCGGAACCCCACGACGTGGAGCCGGCGCTTGCGGCGCGTGGGCGTTAGATAGGCGTCCATGCGCGCGAGTAGGTCGAGCATCTCCGGCATGCTTCGGAGCGTGGCCGACTTCGACCCGCCAGAGCCGGAGTGCGTGAACGACGCGGCGCCGGTCGCGATGGCGGCCTGTAGCTCATCGCGCTGCGCCTGCGTGCAAACAAAGGGCTCGGCCATGTCACCACCAGTCGCCGGACGCTCCGGCGTAAGCGGCCGGACGTCTCCGGCGCTCGCGCCGTGGACGAGGCGCGACGGTGACAGCTTCGGGCGTGAACGTACCACTGTCAACGCGTTCAGTGGTTTGAGTGCTTTTTGCCATAGCTTGCGCGATCTTGACCGCCCCCTGCCGGACGAGCGCGTGGATGGCGGCGTAGGCGTAGACGCGGCAGTCGAGCGCCTCGTTACGGCGTCCTGCCGCAAGCTCCCAGCTCTGTTTGCGGATGCCCTTCGACTTGGCCGTGACGAGCACCTCGGCTGTGAGCTCGTCGAAGTAGTCGTCGGACCGGCCGTCGGGAAAGTGGCTGCACCAAGGCTGCCCGATGGGCGCGCGAAGCCGGTGGTAGATGTCCGTCTTCGCCTCGTGCACGTTGACGTTGCGGAGGTCGATCCGGCCGGTCACCTGATGCGAGACCTTGTCCGGCCAGATGGGTCCGTCGTTGCGGCCCTTGATGCCGTCGATGCGGCGGGCTCTCGGCGCCTCGCGGACGAACTTGTAGACGTTGGTGCTTTGGTCGCCGGTGTCGACGCACGCAGCGCGGATCTCCATCTCGCGCCCGTCCGCGCTCTTGTACTTGCGCCGGAGTGCGGCGGCGAGCTCGGCCCAGACGGAACGGTTCGGTGTGCTCGGTGACCAGATGCCCTTGGCCGGTAGCGCGGTCGGGTCGCCGTCGATGCGTAGGTAGTCGATCGACCATGACTCGAACCCGTCGCCCCACGCCACCACCTCCATAGCGACGTAGCCGCGGTGCGGTTGGATGTCGACGCCGGCCGTGAGCACGACCGCGCCCGACGGCACCTCGATGGGACGGCCCGCGCCCCAGCCCTTCTCCACCCGACCGGCCAGACCCTTGGCCTCGACCGATGACAGCTCGCCCGCGTCCCATGCTTCGCCGAGTACGAGGTTGATGAACTTGCGGAGCGCGTTCGGGCCGTCCTTCTTCGCACGCACGAACTCCTTGGCGATCTCGCCCCAGGTGTTCCACGGCGAATAGAGGCCCGAGAGCAGGAACCCGACGCGCGTCTTGTCGCTCGTCTCGCGCGTGGCCTCCCAGTGACCGGCCGTGAGCATCGCGCCTTTCTGCGAGTGCTCGATGGCCTGCAGGCAGTGCGCGCACTGGTAGCGCGCGGTCTCGGGCTTGCCGTGGTCCCAGATGAGCCCACCGCGCCCGTTGTCCCACTTGGTTCCCTCGAGCGGCTTCATGATCGCGCTGTACTCGCCCGGCGTGAACTTGAGCACTTGGAACGCACCACAGTGCGGGCACGGCACGAAGTAGCGCCGCATGTCCGTGTCGTGAACCTCGGACTCGACACGGCTGACCTTGTGGATCGTCGGTGTCGACGTCATCAGCGTCTTGCGGTTCACGAAAGTCTTTTGTCGCTGTAGGACCATGCCGAGTCGGTCGCCGTCGGCGTCGTTGCCGTCGTTCCATCGGTCGATCTCGTCGCAGAACGCATCGCACACGTGCGTGCCAGACAGACCGTTGGGGCTGTTGGCGCCGACGAGCGTCAGGTGTCCGCCCGGAAACTCCTTGTCGAGAATGGTGTTGCCCGAGTCGCGCTCGCGTGGGTCCTTCACCTTCTCCGAGAGCGGGGGCTGTGCGAACAACGGAGCGATGCGCTTCTTGCTGTACTTCTCGGCCTCGCCGATCGTCGGCTGGACCATGAGCATTGACGTCGGGGCGTAGTCGGCGACGTAGCCCACCCAGTTGTTGCCGACTGCCTCGCTCTTGCCGAGGGCCGAGCCCCACATGAGCACGACCACCTCGGCCGGATGCTCGTGGGCCAGGACGTCGAGTGGCTCGCGCTGGAACGGCGCTCGGTCGAACCGGAACGGCCCGTACTCGCCCGCCTCCTTCTTCGTGAGCACGCGGTAGCGCTCGGCCCACTGGCTCGGTGTCAGGTACGGCGGCGGCTCGAGCGAGGCGGCGAACGCCGCGACGTACGGCGGCGGCGCGCTCATGCCTTGCCCTCCTTCGCCGGCTTCGGCTCAGTGGCCGGAGCTCCCGCCGCGGCGGCGGCGCCGACGTTCGCGATCTTCTTCGCGGTCGCCGTGAGCACCTGCCGGCATTCCGCCTCGAGGCGGGCCTTGATGGCGCGGGCATCGCTCATAGCGGCGAGCTCGTGGCACAGGCGGGCGCCGAGGACCATGACGCCGTCACGCAGCTCGATGGCCGCCGCGTTCCACGCTCGCGTGATGGCCTCGGCCTCGACGAGCTCGCCCGCCTGCCGCCGGTCGTTGTGCTCGAGGATGCGGCGCTCGGCGATGAGCTTGAGCGTGCGCTCGCGCTCGTAGCGCTCTGGCGTCAGGTCGGTGTCGTCGTCGGTGTCCGGCCTGGACGGGGGCACAGGGGCGGACGCGGCTTGGAGCTCTGCTTTGCGGCGCGAGATTGCCTCCGGCGTTCGGTTCGCCGTGGTCTTCACCTTCTGCGCCCATTCGGTGATGAGGTCGTCGAGCCGCCAGAAGTGCGAGCCCCCAACGATCGCGTGCGG